TTTTACCTAATGTCATCTCAATATCTGAAAAAACATTAGACCAAACAGATCAAGAAAACTACATTGTATATTTTAATCCACAACAATCAATAGGTGTTGGTACAATACCAGGAAAAACCATTAGTAAATCTTTCTATAATGGTGAAACATTAGTGAATGTTTCTATTCCAACTCAAAGTATATACTTGCCAAATCATGGATTTAAAACAAATCAAAAAGTACTTTTGAGACGATTCAATCTTACTGCTCCTATTGAAATAAGCAAAACACCAACATCTGCACCAGAAAACATTTTATCTGGAAGTACTTTATCCGAAGAATTTTATATTATAAACAAATCAAAAGATTTTATCGGAATAGCAACAATTTTAGAGGATGTTCAAACTACAAATGGATTGTATTTTCCATCCTCAATTAGGGTTGGTTCAGATGTTCCCTTTTACTCTTTCGAAACTACTTTTAATGAAACACCATGTAATGTTGTAAGTGCAACATCTACCGTATCAATATCTACATCTCACAATTTATCTAAAAATGATGAAGTTATTGTAAACATAATTCCACAAAAAGATGTAGGTATTGGCAATTCATCACATATTAATTTGAAATATCTTGATACCATAAAGTCGATAGTAATAAACCCAATACAATTTACTCCCAATGAAGTAAATATACAAGAAGATAAACTAAATTTAATTAATCATGGATTAACCAGTGGAAATAAGGTTTATTACATTTCAACCTCAGTTATTGGTGGTTTAAGCACTGGTTCTTATTATGTTAATAAGATTGATATAAACAATGTACATTTATGCGAATCTTATAAAGACTCTATTTCTAGCCCACCAGTCTTTATTAGTCTTAGTTCTGTAGGAATTGGTACTCAGGAAATAAGTTTAATTCAACCAAGAATAGAAGTAATAAGAAATAACAATTTGGTATTTAATACTTCAGATCCTACTTTAGAAGACTATAAATTTAAATTATATTATGATAAAAATTATAATAAAGAATTTATATCTGTAGGATCTACAAGTTCTTTTTCAATAATTGGTTTTGGAACAGTTGGAGTAAGTACTGATGCAACTATTACTCTAAAATATTCGGATGAAATTCCAGAAAAACTTTATTATACTTTAGAAAAAGATAATACATTATTAAAAATAGATGACACTGTTGAAAATGGATCTGAAATTTTATTTGTTAATAGTAAATATTCCGGAAAATATAATATTTTCAATGTTACTGATACTACTTTTGATATTAATTTAAAAGACATTCCGGAGCAATCATCATATACTTTAAATGATTGTTTAGATTTGAGTTACACTACAAATTCTTTATCTGCAAATGGACCTGTAAATAAAGTAAGTATTACTAATTTTGGTAATTTATACAAAGACATACCTACTTATACTAGAACAAATTCTTCAACTGGAACTGGTCTTTATGTAATACCATATTCGACTAGTATGGGTAAATTAGATGATTTAGAAATAAAAAATACTGGATTTGAATATCCTAGTGATAACACATTATCTCCATCGATAGATTCATTAAAAATAGTATCAATAAATGACTCTAATAGATTAACAAATGTTAATGTTGTTTTTGGTGGAAAAAATTATCCATCTGCACCAACATTAATTGTAATTGATTCAATAACAAGAAAACAACTTGAAAGAGGTCTTTTAGAACCAGTAATGTCTGGTGGTGGATTAGGTAATTCAAATATAGAAAAAGTTTTAATTCAATCGGATGTTAATGGATTACCAAAAAATCCAGTAACAATCATATCTACAAATAATTCTAATGGTGTTTTAATTGATAGAATAGATTCATCTAGTGTTGGTATATTAACATGCTTAATAAAAACTCCAATTTTAGGATTTACTCAGGATCCTTTTAGTATTGGAGATGAGGTATTTTTAGAAAATATTGAGAATGTTCCCGATACTGGAATTGGATTTAATTCTAAAGATCATGGTTATAAATTCTTTAACGTAATAGGTTATGCTACATCTTCCAATCCTGGAAGAATAGAAATTCAAATACCAGAATTATATGGAAATCCTGGAACAGCAGTAACATTTCAAATTAATACTTTTGCTACAATTGTAAAAAAACAAAATTATCCAATATTCAGTGTTGAGCAAAACTATAGTTTATTTTCAGTTGGAGAAAAACTTTCTATTATAACTGACGAAAATAGCATTTCTACAGACTTAACTGTTGTAGTTTCTAATGAAAATTATTTAAAATTATCTGGAAATTATACATTGAAAAAAAATGATTTAATCAAAGGTAACAGCACTGGATATCTTGCCACAGTTGAAGACATAAATTCTTCCGAAGGATATTACGTTGTAAGTTCAACAAATATTACATCTTTAGACTGGGAAAATGACATTGGAAAACCTAGTAATGATTCTCAGTTTATATCAGATAATGATTACTATCAAAATCTATCATATACAATAAAGAGTGAGAAGTCTTGGGATGAAATATCTTCATTAGTTAATTCTAATGTTCATCCAATAGGTACAAAAAACTTTGCCGATAAACAGATTTCTTCAATAGTTTCTGGAATATCTACCACAGGTCTAAGACCTAGCGCAGATTTATCATCATTGCAAACATTTGTGTCTCAATCTAGAGTTGATACTATTAAAGATTTTGATTTTGTAACAGACTTTGATTCAAATAATAATATTTCAAGATTAATTAAGTTTAAAAATGTAAAATTACAAGATTATTTTGAATCAAAAACAAATAGAGTTTTGCAAATTGATGATATTAGTGGAGAATTTTCAAGTGACGATGATAATGATCAAAGATTAGATAAAATTATTTTATCTTTGCCAAATAGTCAAACTTATGGTAGATTTTTAATTCAAATAAAGTCTACTGATGAAAGTCTATCAAATGAGGTACAATTCACTGAAATTATATCATTAAAAGATGTTGAAAATTCATATTTTATTGAAAAAAGTACAATAACAAATTTATATGGAATTGGTGTTGATAGTACTGTATTTGGTAAAAAAATAGCAGAAATAACTCCTATTGTAGATGAAGTTGGAAATTATTATTTCTTATTTGCTCCGGAAGATCCTTACAATACAGATTATGAGATAAAAATACTCGGTAGTAGATTTTTAACAAATAATGAGCAAAATTCAGAATTTTCAATCAATTCATCACCAGCAAATATTATTACCGATGTTAGTATTGTAGAACCGGATGAATCAAAGGATATTCTTTCTTTAGATTCAACAAAATATACTGCTTTTTATTCACAAATTCATATTTTAAATCCTGTTACTTCAAGTACAAATTATGTAGAAATTTATAGTATCGGTGTTGGAACAAATACTTACTATAGTGACTATTATTTTGATGGTACTAAGGATGATAATTTTAGTTATGGGTTTATAGGAACTTTTGGAATATCAAAAAATTCTGATTCTGATATAATTTCTTTAACATATATCAATACTACTGAAAATAATAATGTTATTGTTAGATCCAAAACAATTTATTTTGATGATACTTATTCTGGAATAGGTACTTATAGATTTAAATCTACTAGACAAGAAGATGAGAGTGAAAGAACTGTAATAATAGATTCTGGTGATGTTACAGTCTCCGCATCTTCTACTGTATTTTTATATAATTCTGATTTATTTACTAGTGTAAAATCTTTGGTTAAAGTTAGTATTGGCAATACAATATCACTACATCAATTAATGACAATTCATGATAGCGAAAATTCTAATATGGTTGAATATCCAATGTTACTTGTTGGAACAAACGTAGGTATAGGTACATTTGGATCTAAATTAGATCAAAATAATTTGAGTGTTATATTCAGTCCTTCAAATGAATTTATTGGAGATAATATTAAAATTACTTATTATAATGAGTCTTTTTATACATTTTTAGATGAAATTAATCAACCTCTTCCACTTCAACAGAATCCATTATATGAAAATCTCAGCATTGCAAAATATTTTGGTTTAAATACGGATAGTATTAATAGATTGAATTTTAAACTTAAATATAGAAATATTCCTATATTTGCAAAAACGTTTGATCCTTATAATACTAATGTTTTAAATCCGGTTACTGGGGTATTTACAATCAATGATCACTTCTTCAGTACTGGTGAAAAACTGATTTATAAACCAAAATCATCATTTATTGGTCTTGGCCAAAGTGCTATGGGAATTGTTGATGGATCTATTACAGACACTGGTATTACTACAGATAGATTACCTTCAAGTGTTTATGCAATTAAATTATCAAATAGTCAATTCCAAATAGCATTAACTCAAGAATCTGCTACATTGGGAACTGGCATTACCTTTACAGATCTTGGTGAAGGTAATGCTCACATGTTTGAAATGTATAAAAAGAATGAAAAATCAATTATTACAATTAATAATTTGGTGCAGTATCCTTTATCATATACTGGATTGGTATATACACTAAGTGGGAATGATGGTGGAATTGGTTATGAAAATACATTCTTTACGTTAAGTGGAATTAGTACCATAAAGCCAACTGACATATTAAAAATTGATGATGAATATATGTTTGTTTCTAATGTTGGAATAGGAACTAGTAATAAAGGTCCAATATTGTTTGTTGAAGGTGATAAAAATATTGTTGAAGTTGATAGAGGTTTTGTTGGAAGTTCATCAACCTCACACTCTGATGGTACTGAAGTAAAAGTTTTTAGGGGATCATTTAATATATTTGAAGATGAAATATATTTCACTCAACCACCTAGAGGAAGTGTATATGATTTAGTTGCAAAAGATGAAAGAAATTTAGAAAGATCGAGAGCATCATTTAGTGGTAGAGTATTTTTAAGGCAAGATTATTCTACTAGTGTTATTTTTGATGACATTTCTCCAGAATTTACAGGGATAGGACAAACATTCTTATTAAAATCGCAAGGAATAAACACTGTTGGTTTAGGAACTACTTCAGGTAATGGCATTCTCTTTATAAATGGTATCTATCAGACACCAAAAACTCAAAATGTTTCAGACTATAATTTTGAAATTATTGAAAATCAGTCTGTTGGAATTAGTAGTATAATTTTCAGTGGAATAAGAGATGATCAAGATAATATTACCATATCAGAATCCGATATAAATCAGAATCAATTACCTAGAGGTGGAATTATTGTTTCCTTAGGTTCTACTGCGGGAATGGGTTATGCACCACTTGTAGGTGCAGTAGTAAGAGCAGAACTAGACAATAGTGGTGGAATTGAAAAAATTGTTAGTGTGGCATCTACTGGAAATACAATCGCCTTTAGTACAGTTACATATAATAATCAAACTGGTATATTAGATGTATTTACATCATCTATAGAAGATCTTAAAGGTGTAAATATGGTAAAAATGGTTGGATTAGGATTTACATGTCCATCTAATGCAGGAATTGTTTCTTATTTCCCAAGTCATTTAGATTCTTTAAATATTATTGGTATGGGAACAACATCTTTTTCTGTTGATGTAGGTATCAGCACTTTACCACACTATTATGTTGGATATGGAACTATATTTACTTGGTATGAGTATTTAAATTATGGTTCTGGATATAGAGAACCAGTTTCAATTGGAATAACAGATCCGGATCATTCAGGAACGGCATCTGTCATAACATCTACAGTTGGCGCTGGTGGAACATTATCATTTAATATTGTCAATCCTGGATGTGGATATTCCAACCCAATTATAACAATTTCACCTCCAATTTATGAAAATTTACCTGTTATTGGAGTATCTAGACTTGGTATAGGTGAAACGACAGATACTGGAATTGGATTGTTGATGAATGTTGATATAGGTCCAACTAAAAATTCGGACAATATATCATTTATAACAAATTATACAAAAACTGGAAATATTGGTATAAACTCAACAATAATTACTGGAATCAATACTTCTAATCTTGGAATTGGAAATACAATTCAAACTATCCCCAGCATTATTGCTGAAAATACTAGGATTTCTGCGTTGGGAGATGGATTAATTTATTTGAATAGAGAATCAGTAAATAATGAATCTTTTACTGGAGTAAGTTTTAAATTTGGTTATTATGTTTCAGATTTCAATAGTTTGGTTGGAATTGGAACTACTTTATTCCAAGTTTCAACGTTTAAAATTACTAGACCTGGATACAATTTTAGAAGAGGTGATGTATTTAAACCGGTTGGACTTGTTACTGCTATTGGTTTTTCTGAACCTGTAGAAGAATTTCAACTTACAGTTTTAGATACTTATAATGATAATTTTGCATCTTGGCAATTTGGAGAACTTGATTTAATTGATTCTATAGAAAAATATCAAGATGGCAAGAGATTAGCTTATCCATTATATTATAATGGTCAGTTATTAAGTTTTGAAATAAATCCAGAAGATTCGGATTCTCAAGCAATAGACTTAGTTTCAGTATTAGTTATTTTTATCAACGGAATACTTCAAGAACCAAATATTGCATATGAATTTAATGGTGGATCGTTGGTAAGATTTTTAACTTCACCTAAGACAAACGACAATGTTGAAATCTATTTTTATAGAGGAACTAGAGGTATTGATTCAGTATTAGTTGATGTTTATTCCCCAATTCAGGTAGGAGATACTGTTCAAATTTATAGTATTAATTCTAATTTACAAGAAACTATTACACAAGAACTTAGAACAGTTTTTGATATTAATTCATCTACATTGTTAGAAACCAATCTTTATTTTGATCAAGGTATTAATGAACAAATTGAAAGACCAATATATGTAACAAAGCAAAAAGAGGATATTATAATTAATGACATTCTTTATTCAAAATCTAGAAATTCATTAGAACCACAAATTTATCCAACTGCTAAAGTCATAAAAGATTTTTCATCATCAGATACTGAAATATTTGTTGATAATTCAAAGTTTTTTGATTATGAGGGAGAACTTCCAACAGAAACAATTGACCTTTTAATTATTCCATCAAATGAATCTGTAGAAGTTGGTATAGTAACTGCTATTGTTTCAACAGCAGGAACAATACAATCTTTATCAATAGTAAGTGGTGGTATTGGATACACAGGATCTAGTGCTGAAATAAAAATATCAAATCCATATTATGGTATAGGTGTTGGGATTGATTATGGTATAGGTGTTGGGATTGGTACAACTGCAACTGCAGAATTAACTATTTTAAATGGATCCATATCAAATGTAATTGTTATTAATCCAGGATTTGGATATACAAACACAAATCCACCTCAAGTAATAGTGGAGTATCCATCTTTAGAAGATGAAACTTTAGTGAGTGCTAATACTGTATCAGGATTTGATGGTACAATTATTGGTATTGGTACTACATCAGGCATTGGTACTGATTTAGGAATAGAATTTAAGATTTTAACACCAGGTGGAAATTATTCAGATCTATCTGTTGGTTATCCGATTTATATTTTTGATACTAAAGTTGGCACTGGATTGACTACGATAGATTCAAGTGAAAATGAAGTTATTGGTGTATCAACACAATTTTTAGATAACATTTATTATGTTCATGGAATAGATACAAGTTTAGGAATAATAACATGTAATATTTCAAATTCTACAAATATTATCGGAATAGGAACTATCGGAACTTTACAAAATCCTGTAGGTAAGTTTTCTTGGGGAAGAATTAGTGGATTTACTCGTTCAAATAACCCAATTTCTATTGGTGTTAGTGGTTATAACGTTTCTTCTGGAATATTAACATATCCAACAATACAAAGAAGAAGTTATGGTTTGAGAAATACTGGATCTATTAAATCCGATTTAACGGAAGGAACTTGATATAAATAATAAAAAAAGATATAAATATGCCAGCATTTGTTACAGATCAATTTAGAATTTTAAATACAAATAATTTTGTAGACTCTATATCTACGGGATCTGATAATTATTATGTTTTTGTTGGTTTAGCGAATCCAGCACGAAATTCTAGTTTTGGTAGAAACGAAAATTGGGATTCACCTAATTTTTCTGGGGAAGGATTTCCAGTTGTACTAAATCCAACAGATAATACTGACTACTTATATCATTATGGTGATACACTTTTATATGGTAAAAAAGTAACATCTTCAAATATTAGAAGATGTATAAGAAAAATAGAGTGGACTAAGGGTGTAAAATATGATATGTATAGGCACGATTATAGTGCATTAAATCCATCTGCGGTTACAGACAGATCTCGTCTTTATGATTCAAATTATTATGTAATGAATAGTCAATACCAAGTGTATATTTGCATATCTAATGGATCTAGCGGAATTAATACTACGGGTAATCAATCTCAAGATGAACCATTATTTACTGATTTGGAACCTTCAAAAGCAGGAAATAGTGGAGATGGATATATTTGGAAATATTTATTTACAGTTCCACCAACAGATATAATTAAATTTGATTCCACCGAGTATATACCTTTACCGAATGATTGGAGCACATCTTCTTTATCACAAATAAAGTCAGTTAGAGAAAACGGTGATTCATCTTTAAATAATAATCAAATTAAATATGTTTACATTGATGAACCTGGTAATTCTTATAACCCAGGTGAAGTTGATATATTAGGTGATGGTAGTGGTGCGCGTGTCTTTATTCAAACAAATGAAAATAATGAAATTACTAGCACTACGGTTACTTCAGGTGGAAGTGGATATACTTATGGGATAGTAGATCTTGGACCTCTTCAAAAAACGGGTACTATTACCGATCCAGCAAAACTTATACCAATAATACCTCCATCAAAAGGTCATGGATATGATATTTACAGAGAACTAGGATCTGATAGAGTGTTAATCTATACTAGATTTGATGATTCATCAAAAGATTTTCCAATAGATACTAGATTTGCTCAAATAGGTATATTAAAAAATCCAAAAAAATATAGTTCTGATGAGAATTATACTTCAGATAGATTTTCTGGATTATCTGCTCTTAAAATATCTTTAAGTGATGATACACTACCTCAAATTGGGGAGAGAATTGAGCAAAAAGTTGGTGATAAAAGAGCCAAGGCATATGTGGCTTCATATGACAAGGATACAGGAGTTTTAAAATATTTTAGGGATAGATCATTATACTACAGTGAAGAACCATACGACCAAACAGATTATATTGGTATTTCTTCATCAGCAGATGCAAATATAGATTTTACAAGCGTA